GGTGTCTTCGAGGCCGAGCTTCGACAGGTCGCCGCGGATCTTCTCGAGCGCCTTCGACGTGTCGGCGAAACGCTTCGAGGCGCTGGCGAAGCCCTTCTCGAGCTTCGCCAGTTCAACCTGCTGTTTCTTGGTGACGTTTTCCGTGCCGGCGAGGCTCGCCTTGTAGCGATCCAGGGCGGCACGGGATTCCTCGACCCGCTTGGCGGCTTCCGCGGATTCCGCGGCGGTTCGGTCGAACAGGTCAAGCAACGCGCCGCGGCCGGACAATTCCTGACCGATGCGCTTCAGGTCGGCCAGTTCGGTTGTGAGTTCCCGGAGACTCTTGCTCGCCGCGTCACTGGACGCTGCGTAGGACTCTTGCGACCGCCGCAGTTCCTCGATCGCAACCGCCATTTCCTCGAGCTTTTTCGTGCCGAGGTCGTTGGCTGAGATGCGAAGTTCGATGTCCTGCTTAGTCGTCATCGGTCAGCCTCTTGATGGCTTTCTGGAAAACCTTCGCACCTTCCTTGCTGAGCAGAGCCGACACCGCGGCCTGCGTCAAGATTGCCTCGCTGGCAAGAAGTTGATTGTTGCGTTGCTGTGCTACCTCCACTTCGTCCCACAGCATCCAGAGCGGGTAACGATCCGCGTGTGCGTGTCCTTCGGCGCGAAGGAAGCTGACATCACGCCGAATTCCCGCGACCCACCAATATCGTCCGCGAGGCTTTACGCTGCCTTCGGCTTCAGCGCCGTCATCGATCGGGTCATCTCGACGAGGCTCGCGACGAACTTTTTTACTGAATCCGGCCCCTCGAAGGTCAGCGCCCACACCGCAGCGAGAGCTTCCGCCTGGACCGACACCGGAAGTCGGGCCACGGTCGCCCACTGCGTCGGCTCGTCGGCCGCGCTGGCGATCAGCCGGGCCGCCAGTTCGGGCGCTTCACGCAACAGCAGGACGACCGCCTCGCGGCTATCCGCCCCTTCGGAGTTCGGCAGCGCGTCGTACGCGTCGAGGATCCGTTCGATGTCCTTCTCGGCCTCGAACAGCATCCGCATCACGTCTTGCGCCGTGACGCCGTGAACAACAAACGACGCGCCCTGATACTCGATCGTGCGCGTCGGGATAACGATGTCTGAGAGCGCCATGTGCGTTCCGTTTTATTGTGGGAGCGGCCCGGCGGCAGGAATTGCCGCCGGGCGCTTTTCCGTTACGGCGTGAACGGACGGCCGTCGACGTAGATCGACTCCGTGGTGTCGTTCAACTTCTGGATGTCCAGGTTGAACGAAATCTGCTGCCACTCGTCGCCCTTGAGCGCGTACTCGCCATTCGGGCTGAGTCGCACGTACGGCATGTAGTAGTCGAGCAGGGCGCCCTTCGGGTTGGTCGCCACGAAGCGCAGTGCGCCGTCGATCGTCGCGTTGGCCGCCGTCACGATCCTCTGCCGGGAGTTCGCCGCGCGGTCGTAGGTCACTTCGATGTCATCGCCGTTCGCGATGGTGCCGGTCGGAACGATGTAGATCGTGCCGAGCGTCAGATCCACCACGTAATCCGTGACCGCCGTCTTGGCGACGTTCGCGACTTCGACCACGACGTTCGAGATGCCTCGAACGCCCGACGGATTGCCCGCCGTCGCGCCGATCTGATAGTAGCGATCTTTCAGCACGTCGACGATGTTCTCGACGACGGCCGTCGCGGAAGTCTGCGCGGCGACGCTCGCGGCGCCGAGCAGAAACAACGCGACGTTCTCGACATCGATGTTGTCAGTCGTGAACGCTCCGGTGCGATTCAGTTCCAGGAGAACCGAGTCGTCCTTCACGCGAATGCCGCCGTCGCTGTCGAAGTGATCCAGCGACTCGGACTCGATCGTGAGCGAGAACGACGGCGTGTTGCCGAAGTACCGTTCGCCGGTCTTGACCTTCGTGTTGGCCGTGAAAGCATCGAAGTAGATGCGACCGCGGCCCAGGGTGTACTGCTTGTTCGCCATTGCTGTCTGCTCCTAGTTGAAAAACGAACTGCCAGTTGCCTAAAAGGCCGCGGCATACGGGTCTTCCAGGCTCTCGGCGACATCCACCACCACCCGGAGGTAGAAGTAGCTGCGCGCCGAAGTCTCGTCGGGCGGGCGTACCGTGCCGGGCTCGATACGCAGCCCATCGATTGCGCCTCCGAGCATATACGACGGATTCGGTTGCGTGGGAGTCGGCTCCCGCATCAGCACGCCGATCGCCTTTTTCACGTCCGCCATGAGGTTGTGAGCGTCGTCCGTGGGATGCGGATTCGGCCCGGCTCCGTCGCCATCCCCGTCGTCCGTCCACCCCTGGATCAACAGGATCCAGGCGTCCTTCAGCCGAATGCCGGCGCCGGCCTCGAACGGGTTGCGATCCGGATTCAGCGCCTCGAGGATCGTGAGGCAGGGCAGCGGCGTCTCAGAACCGAAGGACGCCCGGCCGCGGTAGACCCGGCCGGCCAGGTCGAACTGATAGCCGTTCAGGACGGTGATCGTCTCGAGATGCGCCGTCAGCGCCTTGAGGATCTGCAACCGCTTGGAATCAGCCACGGCTCAACCTCGCGAATTGCCGGAGGAACTGCTTCTCGGCTTCAGCGGCGACACGCGGAGCGATGTCCGCGCGCACGGTCTGGAACACCTGATCGACCGACGGGCCGTACAGCAGGTAGAGGTTCTTCGACGAACCAAACGCCTTGAGGCCGGTGAGCCCCTTGTTGCGATTGCGCAGCACTTCGCCAGGGTTCATGCGGATCGCGAGGCCGACGTTGAATTGGTCAAGATTCGACCCGCCGGCACGCAGGCGCAGGAAAAAGCCTTTCTTGATCGTGCGGTAGCCGGCGCCTGGCTTCACCTTGACGCGCGGACCGCGGCCACGAGTGCGGCCAAACGTCGGCGTTCCGGACGCGAATCGCGCCAGGGAGGTCGGTCGGCGCCGCGCGGTAATTACTGCCTCGAGATCGCCGCCCTTCGCCACCTTGCGAATGCGCAGCCGAGCATCGGCGTTCGACGCGTTGCCGAGGTAGGTACGCGAGAACCGCACCTGCTTGCGGATTTCCTCGCTGGCCCGGCGGGCGCCGAACTTGGCGGCATCGTTCACCGCGAAGCGGGCCGCCTCGCGCGCGATGGCCGGCGCCTCGCGGTAGTAGCGTTCGACGGCATCCAGACCGCGCAGTTCGATGCTGACGGTCATGGCGTCGGATTCTGCGGAACGACGTTCCAGACCGCGAGGAAGCCGTCGTCCGACGGCTCGCGAACCTCGAGAACGAACGTGCGGCCGTTGATCGTCACCGTTCCGCGGCGAAGCGGATCGACTTCGCTGCGCATGAAGATGACGCGATTGATGTCCTCGACAACCTGCGCGAAGCCTTCGCGATCCAGATCGCCGAAGCGCGCGATCCGCGTGTGGAATCGGACCGTGCAGGGAACCGGCTCGGCGCCGGAAACCGGGGACTGATATACCGCAGGAACGCCAAACTCACGGTGAACCGCGAGCCTGGCCTCCTGTCGAATGTCGTCCCACGCCACTAGGCACTCGGCGGGTTACAGATCCCCGCCGCCCTTCTCGGCGCCTTCGGCCGCCTTCTCGCGCTTCTCCTGCTCGGCCGTCTTCGGCGCGACGTACCGCTCGGCGTAGTTGCCGGCGATCAGCGACAGCGCGGTTTCATCAGCGACCTCGAACAGCGTACCGGGCGCTGCGACCTTGCCCTTCGCGTAGACGATCTCGCCGCGTGCGATCAACTTCATGGGTGCATCCTTCTGTTGTCAGACCGGCCCCGCCGTCACCGACGAGGCCGGCCCGTATCTGCGTCGCCCGATTACTCGAGCACCTTCGCCACGACCGCCGCGGCGGGCCGCGTCGGGACCATGAGCGGGGCGCTCTGCGTCATCAGGAACTCGGCCGGCGGATCGTTCTCGATCCAGTTCTTCGCGTACATCTCGGTCGCGACGTAGCCGGCCTCCGGATCCAGGATCGCGCCGTAGCAGCGGGCGCCTTCGACGCCAGCCGGGTTCAGCAGCACGACCTTTTTCTGGTCCATCATCGCCTGCGTGGTGTTCGTGTCGTCGACGTACGTATCGTTGTACGTCCACACGCCCCACACGCCGATGCGGCCGCGGTACTGCGCGTAGGTGCCGTCGCCCGGGTCGAACACGTTGACGTTCGACGACGCGCCGCGATAGTTCGTGTCGAGCGCCTTCTGCACGTTGGCGTCGGCCCGGAACGTCTTCCACGCGGTCACGCCCATCACGAGATGGGTCGGCGCGTAGCCGCTCGCGTTGAACATGCGCTCGGCCCAATCCTCGAGGTTGTCGAGGATGTTGACGCCGACCTGGCCCCACTGGTTCCCGCCCGTGAGCGCGATCTTCTGGTTGGCCGGGCGGCCGAACTGCACGACGGTCGTCGGGTAGTTCTCACCCGAAACCGTCACCTGGTCCTCGACCAGCGCGTTCACGGCCATCCACTCGCGACGACGAGTGTGCATCTCGTTGTGCTCGTTCAGGATGTCCGCGATGATCGCGTTGCGGCGAGCCTGCGGCGACAGCGTGCCGGCGTACGCCTCACCCGCGCGGCGCTTGAACACGCGACGCGGATCGACGGTGCCCTTCGGCTTGACGTAGGCGGGCTTGAACTGCTTCGTGGTGAAGCCTTCGGACCGCATGACCTTGCCCTGCGCCGTCGGAGCGACGAACGGAGCCAGGCGGCGGCTCTTGTCCACCACGTCGAAATCGATCGTCTCGGTTTCGAACGTGATGCTGCTCGGATAGCACAGGTCGAGCCAGAACGTGCGCGGGGGCCGCAGCGTTTCGATCACCCCTTGCAGTTCGTGAGTGGAGTACATGCTGATGGGCATTGTCGTGTCCTCGTTGAGTCTTGAACTGCTGGTTGATTAGCCGCTGAAGCCGGACTTCTTCGCGACGATCGTGGCCTTGTCGCCGAACGCGGCGAGCTTTTGCGCGTCGGTCGTCCACGAGGCGTCCCACACGAGACCGTCGATCAGGAACTCGCCTGCGACGTAGACCGGGACGGTGACGTTGCCGGCCGTGGCGTTCGCCGCTTCGACGAGGATCGCGACCGGGTTCTGCGAACCGTCGTTCGCAGTGCGGACGCTCGGGATCAGGATGCCCGAGACCCCGATACGGCCGAGCACGGTCAGCGCCGGATGCGACGCCGAACCGCCCACGAGATCAGGCTTGGTGATGACATCGGACTCGCCCGCCAGGAGGTTTTCCGGGGTGTACGAGCCCGCGTTGAGAACGGATGAAGCGAGAAAATTGCTCATTGCTGACTCCGGTGCGGGTGAGTGCGATTACTGGATCGTCTTCGACGGCTTGTAGCCGGTCGCCGCGGCGTAATCGCGCATGATCGCGGCGGCGGAAGTGGGTTCGGGATCGGCGGCCGGCGCAGCGCCCGCCCCAACCTCCGGATGATCGCTGCCGTCCATCGCCGCGAGAAACGCGGAGGCGGATCCTTTGGCGCCCTCGGTCGGTGCGGCGGCCAGTGCGGCGCGCGCGTCCTCGAGCGAGAGCGTCGTCTTGAGCGCGAAGTGCGTCGCGAGCGCCGTGCGCCCGGTCGCTTCCTCGCAGCCGAGGATGGCCGAGATGCGCTCGCGCTCGGCGGCGATGAGCGCAGCCTGATCGAGCACCGGGGCGGCCGGCGCGGCGGGTTCGGCAACTGCGGCAGCGGGCTCGACGACTTGCTCGGTGGCCTTGCCTTCGTCGGTCTTCGTGGTCATCTGACTGATCTCCCGATTGTGCGGTGATACGCTCTGCGCGAACGCCGTGAATGCCGTGGTGGCGTCCTCGATCCGATCGATGAACCCGATCTCGAGCGCCTGTCGCGCATCGAACACGGCCGCTTCCGTACCGCGTACATCGTCTTCATCGATCCCGCGATTCCGCGCCACCTGGCCGACGAAAGCCGCGTAACTCGACTCTACGCGGCTCTGAATAGCGTTCTTCACTGATTTCGGCAAGGGCTCGTACGGATTTCCGTCGACCTTGTGCTCGCCAG